AACCAGAAAAGGGCGCCGATTTTAAATTTTTGGATCGTTCAATCAATGAACAATTTCAAGTAGGCGGCACTGATATTCTGATACACAAATATCTGGGACCAGTAGATCCACAGGCAGGCGAAAGCACGCCAACTACACCCAATAATACCAATCCTATTCCAGAATTAGGTATTCAAGATGTATTGTTTATGGAAAACCGTGATCGGCATTATGCGCCCGATGTTTATATCATACGTGGCATTTATACTATGACTGATCTTGCTTTCAATCTCAGTCAATTCGGCATGTTTTTGAATAATGACACGATTATGATTATGTTTCATCTTAGATCTATAGTTGAGAATCTAGGTAGAAAAATCATGAGTGGTGATGTTATTGAATTGCCACATCAAAAAGATGAATACGCATTAGATGACAGTATTGTAGCATTGAAAAGATTTTATGTAGTACAAGATGTGACCAGACCATCAACTGGATATAGTCAGACATGGTATCCACATTTGCTTAGAGCTAAATGTGTGCCACTAGTAGACAGTCAAGAATTCAAAGAAATTTTGGATGCAGATTCTGGTGCAGAAGATGGCAGTACATTGCGAGATTTGTTGAGCACCTATAAGAAAAGTATTGATGTCAATAATCAAGTTATACAACAAGCAGAATTAGATTCTCCCAAGAGTGGATATGATACTAACAATTTGTTTATGTTACCCAGAACTTCTACTGGATTGATTGATTTGGTAGAAGGGTCAATCACTATTGATGATGCTAGTATGGATGAACAATCAGTTGACGCTAGTGTAATCCTATCATCTCCCAACATGGACATGTATGTCGCAGCAGCTAATTCTAAATCAGGAATTCCACCAAATGGAACTCCTTATGGGTTTGGTATTAGTTTCCCACCTGATCCAGCTAAAGGTCAATTTTTCTTAAGAACAGATTATCTACCCAACAGATTGTTTAGATATGATGGTAAAAATTGGGTCAAATTTGAAGATAATGTTCGCATGACGTTGGATAATTTTGGTTACCAAGATGTCAAATCTGGGACATTTGAAGGAAAACAAGTAAGAGAAACATTAAAAACAAGTTTCATTAATAACATCAACACGGCCACCATCGCTGGAACTGTGGTTCAAGAACGTCAATTCTTGAGTAAAGCATTAAAACCTAAGGCAGATAACTAATATGGATTATGTATATGACGGACAAGTTGCTAGATATTTGACGCAATTCATGCGTGTCGTTAGTAATTTTAGCTATAAAGACGCACGTGGTCAGCTAGTGCAGGTTCCAGTGAGATATGGCGATTTAAATCGTCAAGTTGGTAATATTTTGAAGAAAAATACCGAAAATACCATACCAAGTGCGCCATTTTTTGCATGTTATATCAAAAATTTAGAGTATGATCGTTCTAGGCTACAAGAGCCAACTTATGTCAATAAAATGCAAGTTAGAGAAAGACTATTTGACGACCAAGGGAAAGAATATCTTAATACACAGGGTGCCAATTATACGTTAGAACGTATTATGCCAAGCCCATATAAAATAACTTTTGCATTAGATATTTGGTCAACCAACACCCAGCAAAAATTACAATTGTGGGAACAATTGGCTATGTTGTTTAACCCCAGTATGGAATTGCAGACTACTGATAATTATGTTGATTGGACTAGTCTGACGGTGTTGGAAATGACTACACAAACTTGGAACAGTAGGCAAATTCCCCAAGGATTGGAACAAGATATTGATATTCTTAATTTAACCTTCACTGCTCCTATTTGGATTTCACCACCCGCCAAAGTAAAACAAATGGGGATTATTACCAAGATTATTGCAAATGTATTTGACGTAAGTAAAAATGCCATACAAAATGACTTCTCTACCCCCGGCGCGGTGGAAATGTTTGGCACACCAGATGCCACCGTAGTTGTTACTCCCGGAAATTTTGACTTATTGGTGCTTGATAATATGGCTTCTTTAGTTACTAATACAAGTCAAGGTGACAGTATAGATGTCAGTAACGGACATAATTCAACTAGCTGGTATAGAATTCTAGACTTATACCCAGGACAATTCCGTGCCGGATTGAGTCAATTACGGTTAGCCAAACCCAATGGTGGCGAAATTATCGCTTATCTAAGTCTGAATCCATTTGAAGAAACAAAGATGATGTTAAGTTTTAATCCAGACACAATCCCCGGTAATACTATTTTGAATGGTCGTGGAACCGTGGATGCTATCATTGATCCAGAAACATTTAATCCTCAAAGTCCAGTGTCTGGTATTAGATATTTGATATTGGAAGATATCAACATGAACGAAACGGTGCAACCTTATGATGGCCCCAGTGCATGGAAAAACTTAGATGGCACTGATTTTCAAGCCTCTGCCAATGATATCATTCAATGGGATGGTACAAAGTGGAATATCATTTTCAATTCAAACACGGAAACTGATGTTATCTATATCACTAATTCGTATACTGGTGTACAATATAAGTGGCAAGATCAATCATGGAGTAAGAGTTTTGAAAAAATTTATGATAGGATGTCATGGAGACTAATTCTGTAAATCAAGTAGTAGGCAGTGGTGGATTATTTTTAGCCAAAGATACCCAAAGATTCCTATTTTTGATGAGAACTCAAAAGAAATCTATCAACACTTGGGGTTTAGTGGGTGGGAAAAAAGAACCACAAGATACCACGGTCATTGATTGTCTTCATCGAGAAATTCAAGAAGAAATTGGTAAGACACCCACTATTCGTAAAATTATTCCACTAGAATTGTTTACATCCAATGACCAGTCATTTCAGTTTAACACTTATGTACTAATTGTAGACCGAGAATTTATACCGACTCTCAATGAAGAACATTCTGGATATGCTTGGTGTAGCTTTAACTGCTGGCCTAAACCACTACACCAAGGTGTAAAAAATAGTATATCTAATAGAACTACTAAAGCAAAATTGCACTTGCTATTAGAATTATTGTAATTTTACCAAGTAGTTGTGCTCAACTTTACCCTTTTCCAGATGTTGGTTGAATTGTCTACATAATCAGCAATACAATAGTATACGTAAGTTTGATCAAATGCGATCATCCCAGCAATATCACTGGAAATTCCATAGCTGTGTGCGGGAACATTAGTGACCTGTACGCCAGAATATCCCGCGCCTAGCCCATTAGTTGGCCCAGTTCCATTGATGATCACAAGACCATCAACTACTATATTTCCGCCAACATGTAAATCTTGACCAATACCTACACCACCAGCAACGGTCAATGCCCCAGTGGTGGTCGATGTTGCAGTAGTAGAATCACTAATATTAAATGGTTGATTATCAGCTACGGATACACTAATTGTTGCGGTTGACCCACTGATTGTAACGTTAGTTCCGGTTCCTGCTACAATTGATGTTAAAACTCGGCTTCCGCTGTCATATACAGTACTCGCATGCAAGTCACCAACAATACCAACTCCACCAGCAACGGTGAGTGCTCCAGAAGTAACTGAGTTTGAAGGAGTTGTACTGGCAATATTAACATCAGAAAAAGTAGTTCCACCAGTAAATCCACCAGAATTAGTCGATGTGCTTCCAGATGTCGTAATGGTTTCGTTATTTCCGGATATAACAACTAATCCATCTACATATAACGTCCCACGTAAATAGGTATCCCCACCAATATAAAGATCTTGACCAATACCAACCCCGCCTGCTACATGTAATGCACCAGTATTAGTTGAAATAGATGAATCATTGCTGGCAATTGTGACATTACTGACATAAACAATGCCATTTATTCCACCACCACCAAGAACAGATATCGCACCAGTTGATGTTGAAATGTTGGATGGAAAGATTTCCATTCCCTGAACAAATAGTCCACCACTTAAAAAAGTATCTCCATTTAAGTAAGTGTCTCCGCCAACATTTAAATTTTTACCAATACCAGTCCCACCGGCAACAATTAATGCCCCAGAAGTCGTCGATGTTGATTCAATATTTGAATTTATTTTGGCCGTGGTCGATACCACAAGCCCATTTTTTACTACAAAGTCTACATTATTTGCCATTTAGTTTCCCTTTCCACGTAACGGCGCACTAATTATTAAGTACTAATTTATTTAGTTGTGCTATTTAGGGTGCAAAAATAAAAATTAAATTATGATATAATTTTTTAGTAGACAATAAAAAACAGGACCCTTGCGAGTCCTGTTTTCTTTAAACACAGCTTGTGTGAAACTATTAAGCTGTTAGGGTCATGCGGACAACTTTGATTGTCATGGCTGATGCACCAACTGGGGTGAAAGTCATGGTCAATGAACCTGCTGTCAAGTTTGCATCAAACTCACCCAATGAAGAGTTGTTGTAAGCAATACCGTACTCGTTGATGTAAGCATGTACGCCATCATGGAATACCATGATTTCGGTCATGTGAACATTTGCACCGTCAACGATCTGAACGGTGTAACGTGCACTGCGGTATGCTGTAGCATCGAATGCATCCAAGCTAACCAAGCTGGTACCAGAGATAACGTTACTGGTGTAGCTGGCCAATACTACGTCGTTGCTGTACAATGCGGCAACAGTGGTACCAGGAGCAGCAGTTGCAGTACCAACATAGATTGAACCACCAACAGTCATTGACTTGGCAACACCAACACCACCGGCTACTACGATAGAACCAGTTGAAGCGTTGTTGACGGAATCAGCAGTGCTGTTTGCGTCGATTGCAGCAGCGAAGCTAGCAACACCAGTAGCAGCAAATGTACCACCAACTGAAGCATTACCGGTTACATTCAATGATGTAGCGGTTGTTGCAGCAGCAGACAATCCAGCAACTGTTGTTTGGCCTGTACCAACTGTCAATGAAGTAGCAGAAACAGCACCCATTGAGGAGCTACCAGAAACAGTTAATGATGTAACTGTTGTAGCAGCAGCGGTCAAGTTACCTAGTGATGTGTCACCAGAAGATACGGTCAAACCAGCTTGAGCAGTTACAGCACCGGTCAATGTAGTTGCGCCAGTTACAGCGAATGTACCACCAACGGTAGCGTTGTTGGTTACAGACAATGCATTTGCAGTTACTGTACCAGTTGATGTCAATGAACTGACATTTGTGGCTTGTAGATTTGAAGTACCTAGAACTGTCAATGTACCTGCTTGCCAGTTGTTTGTTACACTTCCGCTTGTTGCATTTACTACACCAATAGTGGCTGTGCCAGTAATGGTTGCGTTATTGTCAACAACTAGACCTGTACCAGCGCCATTGATGTGAACGTTTACGAATGTACCAGTTGTACTGGTAATTGTATCTAGACCAACACCTTTTAGGTAAATTGTGCCATCAACATTCAAATCACCAGCGATACTTACAGTACCACCAACGTTCAAGTTCTTAGCAACACCAACACCGCCAGCAACTGTCAATGCACCGTTAGCACTGGTGGTTGAATCAGTAATGGAAGAGATGTTAGCTGTTGGAACTACTAACTGTGAACCAGAGTAAGCGAAGTTAGGATCAAAGCTTGTAATACCATAAGCTGAGTTGAATGGAACCTGACCACTGCCACCTGCATCAATGTTTGTTGCTGTTGTTGCACGAGCGATAGAAATGCTGCTTACAGACTTCCAATATGGTAGACCATTAGCGTCAATAGACAAGATGTCTGACTGGCTTCCGATTGGCAAGAATGTTGTTGTATCAGCAGCAGACTGGTAAGGTAAGGAACCAGCAGCACCACCATTCAAGTTATTGGATTTCTGAGCTTGAGAGATTGTACCTGTTACAACACCGGTTACGGAATTGAAGGTTAATGATGCGGAATCAACTAACTCACCACCTGTACCTGCAAATGTGATACGACCAGCAGTTAGGTTACGAGCTGTTACATTAGCACCGCTGATAGCGTCGCCAACATATAACTTCTTGGTAACACTTACGCCACCATCAACTTGGAATGCGCCAGTACCAGTACCGGTTGCATCGGTTGTGTCATGAACGATCAATGAACCAACGTCAACACCAGCGAATGCGCCATTGTTTACATAGTCAGCATTGTCTTTGGTTGTGATTTGATCACGGAATACGAAGCGACCGAATGTGCTGCCGGAATCGCTACGACCAACGAACATGTGGCTAGCATTGTTAGCAACTGTGTCGTAGTAGTGAATTACCAAACCTTTGTTTAGGCCATCGTCGCTTGACAATTCTGCGCCATTAGGTGCAGTTCCCAAATCGATAACTGGATCAGTTACGTTTGTGCTTGTTGAGTTGATGATGGTTTGTACACCTAATACGGTTAAGTTACCACCGATAACTGTGTTTCCACCAACATTCAAGTTCTTGGCAATACCAACGCCACCTTTGGTAACGATAGAACCAACGCTAGTAGCGGTTGAGTCTGTAGAATCGTTAACAAATAAGTTACCACCTAGATATGCACCACCAGTTACTTGCAATGCACCTGCGCCAGAAGCGTCGGCCATAGTAGAATTGGTCAATGAGGTTACACCAGCAACGGATAATGTTCCGCCTAAGGTGGAAGAACCTGTTCCAACGCTAAAGTTGTATGGGCTACCAACTGACAAGTCACCATTAAAAGTTGCACCACCGTTAGCGGTCAAAGCACCGGTTAGGGTCGTTGCACCAGTAACAGCCAATGTGCTGGATAGTGTTGTTGCACCAGTAACACCTAATGCACCACCAACTGAAGCATTACTTTGGAAAGTTGCTGTGTTTAGAACATTTAATGTGTTGTTAATCTGTGTTGCACCGGATACGGTTAGCAAGTCATGTAGCGTGACTGCACCGTAGATGTCGGCTGTTGTTCCAACAACTAGGTTTTTCGCAATAGCGGCGCCGCTATTTACTTGCAATGCACCTGTTTGTTGTGTTGAGCTGGTTACGACTGCTGTCCCATTGACAACGATACCAGCTTTCGTGATAAAGTCTTTTGTAATTGAAGTTAAAGCCATTTTATTTTTCCTTTATAAAGTTTTTTTGTTATACGGTCATGCCCGTTCGTAAGATCTTTAGTACTTTGCTTGTGGCGTGATAAGATGTAAAATACAACCTCAGTAAGTTATCATCCTGCACATCCGCTGCAAATTCCCCCATATCGCCATTTGATGTTAACAACGCGTATTCTGTTGCGTACACCGTTCCTACATTGTCCACTAACAAGAGTATTTCGATGACTTGAAAATCTGAAGTGGGTCCATCCTCCTCATCAATTTGGATCAAATACTTTGCTGACCTAAACTGAAGAACTGAATAACTATCTACTATAGTTGTTGCCGTGGTATTTATACTCACCACTACAGAATCTATAATAGATTCACTAATTTTGACGCTTTTTGAATTAATACTTCCGTTTACCCATAAATCTCCACCAATTCCTACCCCACCAGACACGACTATAGCCCCAGAATTAGTAGAAGTTGAGCTTGAAGTGTTGGCAAAAGTGATCACATTGGTTGTGGTTGACCCATGATCTGACACTATTTGTAAGGTTGAAGTACTATTAACTACAAATGATGAAGTGCTAATGAGATTTATAAAAGTTGCCGTAGTTAATACTTTATCCCCACCTGAATAGACAGTCCCACCAACATGGACATCGCCAGCAATACCAGCACCACCCGCAACTACTAATGCACCAGAATTAGTTGAAGTTGATTGAGTAGTAGGAGGCATTCTCATCCATGCAAACCCATTCCATTGCCACGAAACAACTCCTACTTTGTATACTTGGCCAACAGTTGGATTTAATGGGAAATTTAACACTGACATTATCTCTTTATCCTATCTCATGCAGATTGGGAAAACTGCACCCAATACTTTGTGCCATTACTTGCCACATACTGATATTCAATACCAGATGTAGTATCAACCCAATAATCCCCAACTCTAGGAGATACTGGTGCAGTATCCGAAACTAAAACTCTAGGGGTATAAATCAAATTATTTTCGTCAGGATTACCATAAGTGGCACTATAAATCCCGGCATTGTTAGCCATATTTAGGCTAGTACCAACGGTCGCTGTATTCGCAATTTTGATATTGTTTACTTGAATTTCTTTAGCAGTTGAATCATAGGTCAGTGCAGGATCAGCAAACATATCCGCATAAGCACCATATTGATCACTCAAATCTACATAATAAGTAGAAGTCGTAAATGTAGAAGTGCTTAATGGAGGGAATCCAACTTCATTAACAAACACTGTTTGCGCATTGAATGCATTGTTTGCTAATGATGAAATTCCGGCATATGCTTGCCAAACTATATTATTACCTTGAACTGTTAAAATACTTTGATCTGGCCCAATAGGTAGGAAACTGGTTTGACTAGATGTAGATTGATAAGGCAAGTCACCAGGATTGCCATTGGCTAGATTAGTCACAGCACCATAAATGGTCCCACCAACATATAAATCTTGACCAATGCCTGCCCCACCAGATACGGTCAATGCACCAGTAGCAGTGGACGTAGCAGAAGTTGCACTAAATGTCTTGATAGAACTAACACTGCCCCAAGAATCATCAATTGGATTATAATTCCAAGATGTTGCAACAGTGGATGTACTGATTGAAGGTACGCTACTTGAAGAACTATTAGGAACAGTCAAATGACTATCTAACACCAACTGATTGGGACTATTATCTATTACAAATTTGTCTTGTGCGGTTAATAAAACCGTGGTGACTTTGGGTTGAATGACTAAAGGTAATAATGTATGTGTAGGGACATTAAAATTATTAGTATATAACGCTTTACCAGAGATCACTCTTAAATTAGACAAGTAACCTTTAAAGAAATTACCAGAAGGATTATAAGAATCTGCGCCAATCACTACCCATTGGTCTATTGATCCAGCAGATAACTGAACAGTACCAGTAGAATTTGAATACGCAAATGAATTGACTAATGCCCCATTGACAAATCCGTAGACCATCCCATCTTGCCTAGATACTGCAATATGACTCCAAGTATTAGGAGCTACTGTCCAAGATGAAGATGTGCTGGTGGTTAAATTGGTTACATTAAATCCACTTTCAGTAAGTGTGATACTCGTACCTGAAGACATGGATCCACTTGCAAAAATAGTGCCAGTGTTACCAACGCTAGGATTAACCCACATTTCGATGGTGAAATCATTACCCAAGAAATATAAGCTATTACTGGAAGTATTTTCAAGATAGTCACTGGTTCCGTTAAATGCATAACTGTTTAGATGGTCACCTGCCATTTTGACATTTAATCCACCATAAAATCCAGTTTGATACAGTTCACAAGTTAGATATATATTACCATCAAAACCAGCACCACCATTTACTACCAATGAGCCAGTATCAAAACTGGTTGATTCTATTCCTAA